ATTAGGAAAAGATGTTACACTTGGAACATGGTCATACCGACCGCTCATTATTTCATTGAAATACATCTTAGCAAGCCGCCTAGCAGTATCTTTGCTGTTAGGATCATTGTGTCGGTCGATGATTAAAGTATCAAGCACAGTTTCAAACGCTTCAGTAGCCTCATCAATCAACTGCGCTCTTTCACCATCATGTATTAAACTAGCAATATTATCACTAGCCCAGTAACGCTGGTCTGCGTTTTTACATCTCTCTATAATTTCTTCATGCTTTTTCATTTAAACTTCCCAGGGAAATACTATCCACATATTGTTTGAGTGATCTGTGCCAGAATATGTAACTTTATCAGAGATTGTTTTGTTAATCAAGACTGCAACATCTGCTTTGGGTAAATGCAAATGCAATTCTTCAAGTGTTTCACCTGTATCACATATGTCATCTACAATCAAAGGTTTGTTATACTTAGACAAATCTCCTGAGCGGAATACTCCATCGCCGTCACGCTTTTGCAACTCTACAACTTCCATTGGAACACCCAATATATTTGAAAGATGTACAGCAGGAACCAAACCACCTCGCTTGATACCAATTACTACATCGTAATCTGTCTTCTCAATATCTTGAAGTATTCCACCTAGCAACACTTCATATTCTTTCCAACTAAGTCTCATCATGTCCCAATCGCATTCCCAAAAACATAAGTGTGATTTCTTGTCGCTACCTTGTAGCCCCTATTCATAGCATCAATACAAATATCAGCCGCGAATTCTTGATCTTCTTTTGTAGCACCTGCTGGCATAATCCAAATTTCAGGAGTTTTTATTTCATTGTACTCAGACATCTTTCTGATAATTTTTGTATACTGTGCAATTTCTTCCCAAGACTCTTCCGTGCCGTTACAAACAAATTTGATGATGCTTGTGCTTCGTGTGCCTTGAACATAGTCCATAAAAACTTCAGGCATAACTTTATCTTTTTCGCCTGCTGTATGAAGAAGTTTAGGACTGATTGCCCAATGCCAACGAATGCCCATCTCAGCTAGGTAAACATTGATAAAGTCCTGTAAGTTTTTGTCTAGTTTTTTGGTGCCGTTAGTTTCTACTGTGATGATCTTAGGAACATTGCCACGAATAAGAAACTCGTTGACAATTGCTTTCATTTGTTTTTGCCAAAGCATAGGTTCACCACCAGTAAATGCAAGCATGTTCTCTTGACCTGAATCAGGGTGTGTGAATCTTCCGCTCGGAAGTGTTTCTTCTAAGGCATCACAAACTTCTTCGACAGTATTTGTCTTTGCTAGATGTTTGTATTTTTTTGACCAAGAGTAAGATGAATCACAACCATAATCCCATACAGGCAACTCTTCGACATGCTTAACATCAATTAAGTCGTAGTCTTTGTAGGGAAGTATCCAAGTAGAAGCATCAGCCGGGTCAGCTTGACCAAAACCGTTACATTCTAGATTGCAACCGAAGAATCTGAGCCATGTTGTGGGTGTACCCGCTAACTCAGCCTCGCCTTGAAAACTATAAAAAATCTCAGAGTATTTGATATTCATGCTGACACTATACAGTAGCTAAAAACAAATGTCAAGCATTAATCAGCCAAATCTTTAAGTTTCTCTACCTTTTCTTTAGCAATTCTGATAGCTTCTTCATCATCAAAGTATTTGGGTCTTCTCTTTACCACTTTTTGGTCAGCATGTGCTTCATCTATTTTTGCAGAAGCATCAATTTGTTTGCGCAGATAGTCCAAATATTCGCCGGTGTTTGTATCATTTGGGTCAGCATCAGCCATAACAGATTCGATGTCTAGGCTCTGGATGTATTTGTATTTTGTGTCCAATTGCTTTTTCTCTTTTTGAATTCTACGCAGAAAAGCATAGTATGTAATTTGCGTAAAGTAAGCAAAAGGATTTTTAGATTTCTCCGGGTCAAAGTTATCAATATAGGTGATACAGTTTTCAATACCATCAAGAATCATTTCATCTCTGAAGGTATAATTCACGAAATTAGATTTGTATGCTAGATGGTTTGCAATTTTTACCATGCACTCACCTAGATAGTTTGTGACTCTAGGCTTGTCATCGCCCGCTTCTTTTGCCGCAATCACTTTTTGTCTATACTCTGTGATTGCTCTAAGAAATTCTTTGTTGTCAATATAGTGTACGCTTTGTTTATCTTTCACTTTTGGTCTCCATAATTAAAAAAATGCTTGACATCTATCTTGAGGATGTGTATACTCCGTCTGTTGCGTTTAAAGGAGTAATTTAATGTATTGTATCATCGTCCATCTGAGCAAGAATGTTTCTCTCTAACTCATCTACTCTTTCTTGAATTTGTTGTTCAACATCTTCCATGTCTGACTCATCACTTCCAAAATAAAACATATCTACCATATCCTTATAGCCGAGTTCATATTGTTCTTTAACATCCGTTAAGAGAATAATACTACTGCTATCTACCGTTATAACAGTTTCTTCGGATAAGGACTGCCAAGGTTTGAGATTATATCTTTCTTTTATACCATCAGGCGCATTAAGAAATTGTGTTATCACTTCGATTGGATATTGCAGTTCAACAAACTCTTTTATATTTTCATTTAGAATAGTATCACTCTTCATCATTGCAATCACTGTATCACCCGTAACAAACTTAACTAGTTTGGCTTTTAAATTCATGTGAACAACTCTTCTAAAGTGTTAGTCTTAATCTTTTCTAAGTAAGGTCTAACTATTCTTTTGTCAATGTAAATTCCGTATCGTCTTCCTACATATTTATACCACTGTCCGCGGCTCTCAGGCAAGCCATAAGCCTCTCTAAAAATCTTATCGCCTTTATCCATTTCTGCCTTTCTTGTATTTTGTGCGCCTGCATGTGTACTAGGAGAAGTGTACTCTTTTAAAAGAATATTTCTGAGAATATAAGTTTTAAGTCCTTTCATTGCGCACTCCAATGCAAAGAAATCGTCTTCTCCTACTAACAGATTTCCGTCTATATAGGTAAATTTCTCATTGAATTTTACTCGCTGTTCATTTCTTCTTAGAAAAAACATTGTTCCTTTCATAGAGCCAAACTTTCTATCAAAGCACAACTCTCTGTCCCACTTAACATTGATATAATTTTTGTCTAAATTTCTGTACTTATCTTTGAATGCCCCGTCTCCTGGTCTGCCGTCCCAGTGAGGAAAAAATAGATCAACACCCTCAAAATTATCTGGGAAATTTTCAAGTACCTTACAAATGTTCATTCTAGTGTGATAAAATTGATCGTGGCTTTTCAACACAGCATCGTTGTCCATAAACAATGCCCATTCATGATTGTTTCCAAAGTCTACATCTGAATAAAAGTTTTCTAGCAGAACATTTCTCGCCTGACCGGGTGTGAGCAAGTCACCTTTATGCACAACATACTCAACCCCCTCAATGAATTCATCTTCATTGTAGTCTTGAGCCAAAACTTGTATTTGCATTTCGGGGCAGTAAGCCTTCCAAAAATCAATTTGTTGTTTGTGATTCTCTACACGGACTTGTCTTTCTTCTGGCTTATCTCTATTGCCGAAGTAAGAGATGATGTATGCTTTTACATTCATTTTTCTTCACCGTATACATTGAGATTGATTATTTTGTAATCGAATCCCTCTTCATTATATAATTTTATTCTGTCAACCATATGATTCAAAGTATAATTTTTCTTTGACTTCCACGACAAATCATCTCCGACATCATAAAGGTTGCAATGTGTCTTGTCACTACCTTTTCTAAGTCCTCTACCAATACTCTGCAAGTTTCTAATTCTTGACTTGCTTGGTGATGCGAAAATTACATTGTGCAGATTTTTGATATTGATTCCCGTAGAGAATGTACCATATGATGCAACAATTATAGCATTGTCTGCCTTCTCTGTCAATGCCCGAATCTGTTCTCTCTGTTCGGTATCAGTACCACCGTATACAAAATAAGCCGGGCGACCATCTGCAATCTTTCTCTTAATTAAATCAAAAAGATTTGAGCCATGTTTCTCAACATATTGAAACAAAACTAATGTGTTTCCCTTTTGAGAAATGGTAAGATTTCTTAGAATGATATTTCTTTTGTTGTGTGATACCAAGAAATCCATTTCTTCTTGGTAATTCATATCTTTGACTTTTTTCTTTTCTTCGTCAGGATACTGTAGAACAAGACACTTCACTTTTAGATCAGCAAGTGAGCCGTCATCCATTAATTTTTTTGTTGTGGTTACTTTGTGTACAGGTCCAAAACAACCCTCTAAAACTAACTTGTGCGTTTTAGTTCCGTCAAGGGTTCCTGTGGTACCAAAGCGATACTTCGCATTGGTACATTTGTTCATTAAAGTTGTAAGGGATTTTGCTTTGAATAAATGTGCTTCGTCACCATATACTACATCAAATTTTTCAAACCACTTCTTTGGAAACTTGTATATAGATTGCCAAGTTGATATTGTTATAGGATATTCATTTGATTTTTCTTTGCCACCATATATGCGATGACAATTTTCAGATGCTTTCCAACTATCAGCCGAGGCATAATCTGCAAAATCCCCATACATCTGTTCTACCAAAGATGTGGTAGGAACAATTACTAGTTGTTTATTACCTAACTGTTGATAATAACGAACCAGGGAATAGATAATGAGAGACTTACCAGAAGCAGTGGGGCTAAGTAAGAGACTACGACCTCCATTGATTCCTTTAGTGACTGCTTCAATCTGATAATCGCGGGCATGGATAGGTGTTTCATTGGTATGAGGTTTTAACTCCTTTATAAAGTTTGAGATATAAGATATAGACACTGGGTCTCCAATGTCCGCCATATTTATAACAATGGGATATTCTAGTTGCCGAGAGAAGTCTTGTAGGTAATATAACAAACCCACAGGTAATTCTTTAGTGTAGATGTTAAATAGTCTTGCTTTGCCGTCCCACATGCGTGACTTGTACGCTGGCATAAATTTTGCGCCAGGTACTTCAAAAGTAAAGAAGTCATTTATCTCTTGTGCAATACCTATATCACATTCTATATTGAGATACACTTCATTCTTTTTAGTCACTGTTATCATTACATGAGTCCGTTAGTAAACTTGTTCCACTCAATACTGTTCTTGATGTCCCAAGTTCTGCTGTTTAGATTTCTCAAAACTCTTTCTAAGAAATCTGCAACTGTGCGAATGTATTCTACTTTGTTTGTTTGTTCGATCACATCATCATCAGAGTCTAGCATCTCATTCATATCTTGTTTGAGAGGCTTTGGTCCTAAGTATTGCTCCCAGCCCAACCGCTCTAAATCTTCTCTGGACATTTCACCCCTATAGTACTGCACCTTTACTCTTCTAAGTTTGAGTAATGCGGCTTCAGATTTTCTGAGGTGAAGTCTAGTATCTGACATGTGATTCAGATATTTAGAGTGTAGTTCGGGTGTGCGTGTGGACTCTTTCCCTAGTGACAGTTCATCAATCTTACAGTCAGATGCCCACATGTCCTGTAGTTCTTTCAAATTAATCATAATAATCTCAAAGGTGCTATTTATGCATAATATACTATGAAACGGTTAACAAGTCAACATTCTATGTGACCGTTTCTATGTTAAACAATCTGTATCTAAACGCCGCAATGCCAACGAAATATGGTTGGTCTCCGCTACTAATATCAAAGTCTAGTCCCTCGAGGCTGATTGGGAAACAGTCTACAAAATTAATACGAGTAGTAGGATTGTTGTTGGAATCCAAAACAAACAAATCCGCGTCACTAAACTGTCCCAAGTCTTTAGCCCTGGGATTTTGGTTAGGAAATCTGTATCTTTGTCCATCTACATACTTAGTAAATTGTGAGTGATCTTCGGGTGACCCTAAACCAATAAGCCAGTCATAGAGTTCCTTGTAATTAGCCATGTCTTCCTGAATAAGAAATCTTATCATCAGTTCACCAAATCGTACCTTTTCTCCTGGGAATGCTAGTGTAGAAAGCGGTGTCTCAACTTCAGGTGCGCCAATAGACATCTGCGGAATATTTGCTGCCTGACAAAAGAATGATACATTGGGTATATTGTGAATCTGAAACTTAAAGCCATTAGGTCTAAGAAAATCCAATTCTATTGGATTAGACGCCCCAGTCAAACCTGCTTCAGCAACATTTGTTATAGGATTATAAGCCACTTTTGTTTACCTTTTAAATAACTGTTGTCTACTATTTATCTCTCATAATAATTGACTTCCATGCATCTACTTCTGTCACCTATCCATGAAAGTTTTTCAGGCAGTTTGTAACTAGCCGCAAGAGCATACAAATGCTGTCGATTATATTCTGTTATTTCTTTCATCTCGTCTAGCAAAGAAATCATCTCGCTCAATTTCATGCTGTCTAGTCTTTTTACTTCATCGAGTATCATTTTCATTCTTTTCTCATCATTTTCTTCGCTGTCATAACTCTCATCGATCCATGGTGAAAATGTTTTAAATCCCATGTTGCGAATATTTTCTAGATAGTATGCAGAAGCAAAGCCTAAAAAAGGACGACCACTTATAAGAGCTTTGTATGTTTTTTCCGTAATGAATGATGGTGCAAAAGTTTTGTAAGATAAATTAAATCCATATTCGGGGTCCACATTCTGGAGAAACATGGGAGTATCATAATCTGAGATAGATTCCCAACCTGTAAACTCTCCAGCATAATGTTTAAAATGAGATTCTATTACTATATGAAAACAAGAGTCTTGTATTGCTTCAAGAATTGTATGGTCCCACTTCTTTGTTACTCTACTTTTTGAAAACTTTAAATCGTTTAGTACATAAGGAACATTGCTCAAAAATTTATCCAACAACTTTTCTGGGTGGTTCGAGTTTCCTGAGAGTTGCGACCGGTGCCTTTTTCTCCACTCTTCATACATTGACTTCATTTCTTCTACAGAATATTCTAGCACACCGTTGTCTTTATCAATATAAGGGTTGGTGTTCCAAAATGTAAAGTTTACAGTACTAGTATTGAGAAGCCCCAAATCATAAAGACGAACAAAAAAATCTAACCTTTCTTCTTTAAAGTTTCTACTAAATAAACTAAATTTTTTTGTTGGGGTAGGGTTGTTTTGTTTGTTTATTCTGTAACACTGATTAAGCCATACAGGCTGCGTGTATGTAGTAGGAGCTGTAAGCTGTTTTTTAAAAAATGTATCATGTACTAGTTTCTGAAAATTAATGTCAGGACATCCAATAGATACTTTATGCATGTGTTCTTGCATATCATATCGCTCAAACACATTTATCCATTGGTGAAGGTCATATGCATTGTAATAATCAGTAACATAACTTATTACCAATT